CTGAACAATATGTTGTTAAAGACCTTGCTCCTAACTTTATGGATCTAGTTGCAACACAAATTACTCCTAATATTAATCCAAGACAAGGCACAGGCGGACTTGCTGGCGCTGGCGGATATCCAGGTTCCAGCGGTAATACTAAAGGCGGATCAAGCCCATATGGCAGCAGTGCAGGATCGCGTTTTGGAACAACTGAAACTGAACATGCAATTGATGCTGAACACGTGGTTCACTTGTCATTAAGCGAAGGTTTAGACAATAACTTTCCATTTGGCAATAGTTTACTTGAAAACATTTTTAAAGTCTACAAGCAGAAAGAATTGCTTGAAGATGCTATTTTAATCTATCGTATACAACGTGCTCCTGAGCGCAGAGTATTTCATATTGACGTTGGCAATATGCCAAGTCACATGGCTATGGCCTTCGTTGAGCGTGTAAAGAATGAGATTCACCAACGCCGCATACCAAGTCAAACGGGTGGTGGACAAAACGTCATAGACTCCGCTTACAATCCTTTAAGCATCAACGAAGACTATTTCTTTCCGCAAACCGCTGAAGGTCGTGGCAGTAAAGTTGAAACATTACCAGGCGGCACTAACCTTGGCGAAATTGACGACTTAAAATATTTTACTAACAAGTTATTCCGCGGATTACGCATACCAAGTAGCTACTTGCCAACAGGTGCAGATGATAGTCAAGCATCATTTAATGACGGCCGCGTGGGTACAGCATACATTCAAGAACTACGTTTTAACAAGTATTGCGAACGTTTACAAGCACTTATTACAAGTGTTTTTGACGATGAATTTAAGATTTATATGAATACAAGAGGCGTTAACATTGACGCAAACTTGTTTGAATTGAAGTTTAATCCTCCTTTAAACTTTGCAAGTACACGTCAAAGTGCGCTAGACGGCGAACGTATTAATACATTTAACACCATTCAAGCAGTTCCTTTTATGTCAAAACGTTTTGCATTAAAGCGTTTCTTAGGTTTAACAGACGAAGAAATTGCAGAAAACGAACGTCTATGGGGCGAAGAGTCCGGCAAAGGACAACCTACAATGACTGACAGTGCTGGCGAATTACGTTCGGCAGGACTAAGCGCCGCAGGCATTGAAGGCGACTTAGGTGCAGCCGGCGACTTAACTGCGCCCGATGATATTGCCGGTGACCTTGAACCAGGCACCGAAGGTGGTACAACCGCAGTAGGCACTGCCCCTGCAACACCGCCAATAGCATAAATATCATTATGATACTTAGAGAATTGTTTTATATTGATCCTGATACACGCAATGTAGCTAACGACCTCAGATATTCTGCTGACCGTGATATGACGACTATGCGCAGGAAAGATACTCGTAAGACACGATTAAGTCTAAAACAAATTAATGAATTGCGCAAATCAAGTGAAGCACATATATTAGAACAAGAACGTGAGTTAGATTTTGTGCATTCAATGTATTACACACCTGCCCCAGCGGCATAAATATCAAGAATTTTAACAAAACGAGTCGTTTTGCGGCTATATTATACCACTTTTATAATATTAGTGTAAATATAATACAGCCTTGTAACCATCATTCACAGGAGAAAGAACAATGACTGACCGTACGCAATTTGAAGCCATGCTTGAGGCGTTGATCAACGAAGATCAAGAAACAGCAAAAGAAATTTTCCATAATATCGTAGTTGCAAAAAGCCGCGAAATTTATGAAGAACTATTAGATTCTGATTTTAATTTAAAAGAAGGTGAGAATCCATTCGCTAAAGACAGTGAAGAAGAGTCAGAAGATGACGCAGAAGCAGATGATGCAGAAGCTGATGACGCTGACAGCGAAGATGATGTAGGTGGCGATGCTACTGATGATTTCATCGACGACGTAGAAAGTGATGACGGTGAAGAAGATGATATGTCAGACGAAGAAGGCGATGTTGAAACTCGCGTTATGGATCTAGAAGACGCTTTAGAAGAATTAAAAGCAGAATTTGAACAATTAATGGCTGGCGAAGAAGATGAGCCAGAAATGGGTGCCGACGATATGGGCATGGATGCTGAACCAGAAATGGCCGGCGGCATGGACGATATGGATATGGGCGCACCAGAAGAACAAGACGAAATGGCTAAGTTCATGGAATATGTTGACAAAGTTGCTTTACCAAAGCACGGCGACAACGGCACAAACACTAAGTCAATCGTAGCCGGCAAGAACGACATGGGCGGTACAACGTCTAATATCGCTCGCGGTGGAGTAGAGCACGGTGTTGAAGCTAACAAAGGTCAACTAAAAGGCAACGGCGTTTTTAAAGGTAGCAAGCCTACTTTACAAGACGGCGGAAACGTAAACGTACCAGGCGCTAATGCTGGTAAGACTGCGTTCAAGAAGAAAGAGCCAGGTCATGGTCCAGAAAAGAAAGGATCAGGCGACACAGCTCCAGATAAGAAGAGCTTAATCGGATCACGTAAGTAATCTATGAAATATCTTCGAGAGAATCTAAGCTTCAACGAAGCAAACATGATCGTTGAATCTGATGACAAAGACGGGAAAAACTTATACATGTCCGGGATTTGTATCCAGGGCGGTATACGTAACGCTAACCAGCGTGTTTACCCTGTGAATGAGATTGGCAAGGCTGTCAAAACCCTAAACGATCAGATTCAAAATGGTTATAGTGTTCTCGGAGAAGTAGATCACCCAGACGATCTAAAAATTAACCTGGACCGTGTATCACACATGATTACAAATATGTGGATGGACGGTCCAAACGGTTACGGTAAATTAAAGATTTTACCTACACCGATGGGACAACTGATTCGCACTATGTTAGAAAGTGGTGTGAAATTAGGAGTATCAAGCCGCGGATCCGGAAACGTCAAAGATGACGGCTCCGGTGAAGTATCAGATTTTGAGATTATCACAGTAGATATGGTAGCTCAACCTAGCGCCCCTGGAGCATATCCTACACCAATTTATGAACACCTGATGAACAGTCGTGGTGGTCTTAATGCCTTACGCATAGCGCAAGAGGTGAAAGGTGACCCTAAGGCACAACAATATCTCAAAGAGAGCCTATTAGCAATAATTGGCAAACTCCAATAATAAGGAGAATCACATGTTGGATGCACTAAAATCGTTATTTGAAAACAATGTGATTTCAGAAGAGATCAAAGAGTCTATTGAGTCCGCTTTCGAAGCTCGTATCGTCGAGTCACGTGAGCAATTAACTCAACAACTACGCGAAGAATTTGCTCAGAAATATGAGCATGACAAGGAAACAATGATTGAAGCTGTTGATCGTATGATCACAGATCAGTTATCAACTGAACTTGTTGAATTCACTGAAGACCGTAAGCAATTAGCTGAAATGAAGGCAAAATATGCTGTTAAGATGAAGAATGACGCAAGTGTTATGAAGGAATTTGTAACACGTCAACTAGCATCTGAAGTAGCAGAATTGCATGAAGATCAAGTCGAAATGGCTTCAAAGTTTGGTGCATTAGAAACATTCGTAGTAGAAGCTCTTGCTCAAGAAATCGCAGAGTTTTATAAAGATAAACAAGACTTGGCTGAAACCAAGGTACGTTTAGTCCGTGAAGGACGTGAACAACTCAAGCAGGTTAAACAACAATTTGTTCAACGTGCTGCCACAATGGTCGACCGTGTTGTAACAGAGGGACTACGTTCCGAAATGACATCACTAAAAGAAGACATTGAGTCAGCTCGCCGCGCAGATTTTGGCCGCAAGTTATTTGAAGCGTTTGCTTCTGAATACCAAGCAAGCTACCTGAATGAGAAATCAGAAACTGCAAAATTACTCAAAGTCATAGACATGAAAGACCACGCTGTTCAAGAAGCTAAAGAAGTTATTGAACAAGCAAAGCAAATCGTAGAAAGTAAAGAAGCAGAGATTGCGGCTCTTAAAGAGTCACAAGAACGTAAACATATCATGAATGAACTGTTGTCTCCGTTAAACACAGAGCAAAAAGAAATCATGGGTGAATTAATGGAGAGTGTGAAAACATCAAGACTTGTAGAAAGTTTTGACAAGTATCTACCATCAGTTATCTCTGGTAACACTGGTAAAGCTCCGCAGAAGAAACAGGCACTTGTAGAGGCTAAAGAAATTACAGGAAACAAA